CTTCTAGAAAAATCTTGTGTTCTTTTATAATTAAAGGTTCGCCGCCAGCAAAATATAACTGCCTAATATTAGGAATCTGTTCATAGATCTCTTCCCAGAAGGCAGGGTTCTCATGCCACTTGTTATTAAATTCATTTGGATCCCAGCTCATTTGTTTTTTAATTAATGGGCTTTGGAATATTGGAAATATTTTTTTATGTTCAGGTACCCACATACTAGAATCGTGTGGGCTACACATAACACATTTTAAATTACAAGTATGTCCTAGTCTGAGGTCTAGATATTGTAGCTTGTAAGGAACAGCGCCATCTTCTTCAGTATTTTTAATTAATTTAGGAATGTCAACGTTGTCCAAGTGCCATGCTCCAGTTTCCCAGATACGTTTACTTACAATACCTTCTGCTTCTTCTTCAAAACATTTTGTACAACTACTAGGCACACTTCCTTCTAACATTAACTTGCGAACACTTTTCATATAGTCGCTATTGAACATCTGGCTAGGAAGTTCTCTGCCAAAATTGCTAGCTTCGCCATCTTCTTTTTTAACTAGGCCAACAGTATAGTCTCCGCTTTCGGCACCACTAGCATTGGCCACACAACAAATACGAGCATCGCCATTTGGTCTAGTGGCTAAGTGTATCCAAGGGATAACACAAAAACTAGGCGAACCAGTAACTTGCTCTAATTGTCGTTGCCAATTAGCAAGTTCGTTGTTTTCATGTTTCATCCAAAACACTTTAGTCATTTGTTGTTACCTTAATTTTTTGTTCATCTATACTTATAAAAGGACTGTAAGGTCCACACATTATTATACAAGTTGAACTAGATTTATCTTTCCATTTTTGTTGCCACATGGTTTGCCATTGATCAGTTTCTATAATATGTTGTAGACCCAAATCTAAAACATTTAATCTTGGGAAACCTAGTACTTGTTCATGCACTCGATTACCTTCTTCTACTATCGAATCTTCCTGATATAGATTATATGATTTCAATAGTTCATTGTCATAGCTTGTATATAAAAATGCGCTAATCATACAGCAAGGACTTAACTGATAATGAGCATCTATGAACAGCTCTTTATCTTTAATTGCTACACAATTAATTTTATCAGCGTTAGGCCAGTGCCGGTGGCCTGCTACATCCTTTTTACTTACAAATTTAACAGTACTGTCTGATGGCTGTTCGAGATTGTATAAAAATTTACCTTGTTCATCTACTACTGGAAACGGACGAGCATGACGTCTACTGTTCTTTACAGTAAATTTTTTAAATCCTAATTCATTAGATACTAGTTCTGCGGAACCGACTTGATGTTCATTATGTTTGAATCTAATAAACATCCATTCAGCTTTTCCGCCAGCATCAATAAATGTCTTGGCATTTTTTAAAATTAAATCATAATTAGTGCCAACACGATATAGACTATGCGTATCTGATAGTCCATCTAATGCGAACACTACATTATGTTTAATAGGCAATGCTTGATATAATTGTCGCCACCAACTAGTAGATCTTAAACTTCCATTTGTGTGTATATCAATCTGTACACTAGGTGCTGTTTCCTTAACATATTGACACATATCAATAAGATCGGAATTCATCAACGGATCACCGAAATTACCACAAAAATTAATTTGCTCAAGCTGTGTTAAAACATCTGCTGTAAATATTTTTATAAAATCATCTATGGTCCATTCATTAATAGAAAGTAATGGATTTTCAATACCGCCATGTATATTACGAGGACACATAGGGCAACTGGCCTGGCACCTGTTGGTAATCTCCACGTGAACGCTTTTAAGTTCATTAAACTTAAACATTTTTCTTTCCTATAATCATCCATCGAGTATATAAGGGTAATTCTAATTCTCCCGCCCATAACACATCTATATGGCTTTGTTCTTTAAATTCTTCCAAGCTATCAGCTGTTCTTATATGTTCTTCTATTTTATAATTGTTACTCTGTAATACCAATAGTTGATCGTTATTTCTATTGCGTAGCCATTGTTCATACTGTAGCTGAGAAATATGTTCGCAACTGGTATTAATAACAATGTCTACAAATGATATGAGATTACACATATCTACAGTTATCGCTTTGAACCTTCCCTCTATTTCTTCTTTCTTGTTCATGAGTACAGCAATAGGTTCAACCGTAGGATCTATGTCTATGCTACAAATTTTATTCACAGGTATATTACTCTGAAACAGCATACTGGCTAGTACACCAACCCAACCACCGTGTATTTCAATACTTACTTGATCATGATGTACGTAATTATCTAAATTACTGATTAGCCATTCTTTGCTTTTAAGTTGCCCGGACCAAAAGGCATCCATAGTCCGCATAGGATCTTTACTTTCACGGATAGCACACATCCAGTAGTGTAGATGGTCAGTATCAATTAACAAACTGTTCTCCTAGTTTATCATACTTGCCACATTGTCTACTACACTCTATTAAAGGAGTAGTTTCTATTTTATTAAAGTACCCCGATTCAAATATTGACAATAAAGATGAATTGTTTAAATTGGGGAATACTTCTATATTATCCATATAATCAATACGGTTTGATTGTTTAGGCAACTGCCAGTTTAAATCTAGCCAACAGCATGGAACAACCGTACCGTCTGATGAAATATAAATTTGCTTATTTTTCTTAGCCTTACAATTAATTTCTTTAGATAAGAAATTTTGTCGAACTAACGATACTATGTTTGTACTATAGTCTGTAGGATAAAGGATGTGTGTAGTTTGACCTTGTTCATTTAATACGTGAAACTTATCTTCTACAAATCTCGAAGTATGTTTTAGGCTAAATTTTTTGAATCCAAGTTGTTGGCTAAGAATACGGCAGTCTTCTATCTGATGCTCATTGTGTTTAAATGCCAACATGTGCCATTCGGCCACACCGCCGGCTTCGATAAACGCTCGAGCATTTTCTATAATCTTATTGTAGTTTGTATCTATTCTATATAGACTGTGAGTGTCAGCTAGACCGTCTATGCCAAAAACTACTCTAGTTCGAGTATAAGATAGTTGTTCCCACCATTGGGTACTGCGAGCACTACCATTGGTGTGCATACTCAATTGTATACTAGGATTAGTTTCTCTAATGTGTTGGATTATTTCTAAGCAGTCTTGTGCTATTATAGGATCTCCTAAATTACCACACATAAACAAACTATCTAACTGTTGTATTAATGATACAGGAAACCACTCTTTGAATTGATCTAAAGTAATTTCGTTTAATGCAATTAGGGGATTCAATATGCCGCCATTTATACGTCGTGGACACATAGGGCAACGTGCTTGGCACTTGCTGGTTAATTCTAAATGGATATCTTTTATATCTTCTAATTTATACATTTTGGTATTTTGCTATCTGCACTGCTAACACAACTAGGTGTCGAACATAGTCGAGGGGCGGAAAACAAAGTAAATTTTTCTATCGTACCCAAAGGCTTATCATGACAGCTATAGGCTCTTTTAACTTCAGTACCTTTAATTATAACACTTTGATACCCGCTATTACAAGTCCAATTGGTAAAGCTATTAAAACCTAAAGCGTTGAATCTCTCAGCTTGATCTATAAAATAATTCTGATCACCATCGGTTAGTCTAATTTGATAACCTGCTTGCTGTTCAAAATCATTACGCATAATATTGATCATGTCTTCAGTGTATCCATCTACAATAGCTGTAGCTGTATCATTGCTTTGAGGTTTGAGTGTTACATTGATTCCACGTTCGCGTAAACGGTTACAGCGTTCTAGTGTTTCATAAAACTTGTCTGGAACCATAACTTGATTAACTGTTACGTGTACTCGCTCATACATCAGCTGTAAACATTTGTCACCGAACTCTTGCTCCTTGGCAAATTCTGCGTGAAAACTTGCTGTAATACTTCTACGTTGTAAACAGTCAGTGATATCACACCAATTCTTCCACCATTTTGAACCTGGGCTTAAATTGGTAGTCATGTGTATACTTTGGTAAGAACTTTCAGTTTCGTCTAGGTGTTTTATTAAATTAGGAAGCTCTCTATAAGCAGTCGGCTCACCTCCGCTAAAACTCCAATGGAATTCGGTAAATCCGTTCAAACGAGCTTGACGTTTTATCTCGTCGACTGTAGACTTATATACTTCTAAAGTTTGATAATCCAAACTATCGCTACGAGCATAGGGCCAACAATAGGAACATTTATAGTTACAAAACCTGCCCAATATCCAACTAATGTTAAATAAAGGACGATCCAACATTGTTTGTTGTCCAAATTTGGTAATTTTGGCAAAGGGTATAGTAGAGAATTCCATTGACAGTATTTACACGAGGTGTTATAATAATTACGTGGACGTGAGTGTAACTTGGTAAACCTCCTCCTAGTAAGCT